ACACAAGGTGATACTGGTGCAACGGGACCACAAGGTGATACTGGTGCAACGGGACCACAAGGTGATACTGGTGCAACGGGACCACAAGGTGCAACGGGACCACAAGGTGATACTGGTGCAACGGGACCACAAGGTGATACTGGTGCAACGGGACCACAAGGTGATACTGGTGCAACGGGACCAGTCGATGATTATGTGTCACATTTCAACGGTGCAACTGGTTCTATTATTGGTGTAAACAGTGTTGATGGATTAACTGGTGCTGTAACTCTCACTCAATCTAATATAAGCGACATTACAGCAACGGCCGCAGAAATCAATGTTATGGATAGTGATTCGCTTGCTCTGAGTGTAAGTCTCGAAGGAACAGATTCGTTTGTGGTGAATGATGGTGGGGTGATGAAGCAAATTAGTCTTGCTAGTGTTGCGAACTACATTGCCACCACAACTCTTGATTCTTTGACTGTAGATGATATTGCTATCAACGGCAACACAATCGGACACACTTCTGATACTGACCTATTGACAATCACTGGTGGTACTCTAACTATGGCGGGTGATATTGAATGTATGGATAATTCAATAACTCGTCCAGAACTCAAAGATTATTCTGAAACTGTAAACGCAATAGGGACTGTAACTACTGATTTTACAGTTGATTTAGAAAATGGTAATGTTCATACTGTAACCATTGGTGGTAACTGTGAGGTTGATTTTAATAATTGGCCTGCAACTGGTATTGCAGGAACAGTTACTCTTATTGTTACAAACGGTGCCGCACACACATTAACATGGATAACGGATGTAGAATGGCCGGGAGGTAATGCTCCTGCACTTACATCGTCTGGTGTAGATATTGTTTCGTTTATGTCAATCGATGAAGGAAATACCATCTACGGATTCGTTGGTGGAATCAACTTCTCGTAGGATTATATTATGTTAGGTGCAAGTAAAGCAACGACCACAAGAGAATATCAATTAATTAATACTGGAACAATTACTTCTACAGGAAGTCAAAATTATACCATTCCCACAGGTACTTTATATCTTGAAATTGAGATATGGGGTGCGGGTGGTGGAGGTGGTGCCGGTGGTACTTCTGGTGGTAGAAGTGGTACTGCATATCAAGGCGGCGGAGGCGGTGGAGGTGGTGCATACTGCAAACACAAATACCAACCATCAGATATGCAAGCAAACGATACATTAAACTTTACCGTTGGTGCGGGTGGTGCAGGTTCAACATCAAGTGGAGGCACTAATGTTGGTGCAGATGGAGCGGCGACAACACTCGACACACATAAGAGAAGTGCATCAACGATTGCTTCATTTAGTGTGAGTGCGGGTGGTGCTGAAGGAAATCTCTCAGGTTTTGCTCTCAGTTTTGGTGGTAATAATGGAGAAGGTGGAACAGCGGCAAACGGTAATATTACAAACACAGACGGTGCAGACGGAACAGCAAGGCCAAACCAAGGTGGTTCATCGTCTAATGGTACAGCAGGTGGTGATGGTGCAAACGGTGGTGCAGGTGGTGCAGGTGGTACTACTCTAGATGGTGCTGACGGTACTGCACCCGGCGGCGGCGGAGGTGGTGGTAAGTCAAATTGTACGGGTGGTTGTCCTCACTTTGGTGGTGGTTATGGTGGTGATGGAGCAGACGGAAAAGTTATTGTAAAGGCATACGGATGAGAATAACAGTTGATATTCCAGAAGCAGTAAATGGTAACTTTGAAATTAAGAAAGTTACTACTGATTCTGTTGTAGGAAAAGAAGAACCACTCGACACATATACCATTCTATACAAAGATGGTGTGGAAATCATGCAGGACACGACACATGAATATGATGAACATCAACCACTGTGGGATAATGCAACAGGCCATGTTTTGATTGGTGGTTTAGGCATTGGGTTTGTAAATCAAAAACTCATGGACAATCCGAATGTTACATCAGTTACCATAGTCGAAAAATACCAAGAGGTAATAGACCTCACATGGCCTCATTGCCCTAAAGATGAAACATTCACCCTTGTTCATGCAGATTTTGATACATGGCAACCAACACAAAATTTTGATTGTGTTTGGATTGATACATGGTTGTCTGAAAAGGGTGATTATTGTGAGTATAATGAAACATTAATAAATAGATATAATCAGCATTCTAGTTGGATTGGCTGGTGGCCGCACGGATTTATGGCCTGACTATTTTGTATAAATAGATGAGACAAATTATCCAAAAAGGGATTTTACGACATATGGAAGAAAAAACAGATAAAATTATATACAATCTTGAAGATGAGAATTTAATTGGAGCGAGAGACAATATTCGTTCTATTTTAAATCAAAAAGTTGCTGAGATTTTAGATAAAAATAAACCAGAAGTTGCATCATCTATCGGAAAGGTAGATGAGGGTGCAGCCCAAGCACTTGATGTTAAAGATGCGGCTGTGATTAGAGCATTTCTTAAACAGAGGCCATTAAAGGGCCCCAATTTAGTTTCTACTAATAAAAAGGTTGGAGACTACGACCAAGGAACTTTCCATTTAGATGATAAAACAGGTGATGTTGGAATTGCATCTTGGTATAATGATGATGATGGTGATTTAAAGGTTGCTGTTAGTGATGTTGGTTGGATTGTCAAAGCGACACCAATAACAGTTCTAGCACAACAAGAAATTCTCACATCAGCAAATAGACGAGATATTGGATATAAAGCCAGTGGTGTAGAAAAAGACCTTGGTAGGTACATGAAGAAATGGGAGAATGATTAATGCGGTTAATGACAGAACATACTGATAACATTCAAATCATTACTGAAGATAATAAAGATGGTTCGAAGAATTACCACATCGAAGGTATCTTTATGCAAGCCGATAAAAAGAACAGAAATGGTCGGATGTATCCTAATGAAATCCTTACGAATGAAGTAAAAAGATATAACAAAGAATATGTAAATAGTGGTCGAGCCATGGGAGAGTTAGGTCATCCAGAAGGACCTGCTCTAAACCTAGAACGAGTCTCCCACTTAATTAAAGAATTAAACACCGAAGGTAGTAATATTATAGGGAAAGCCAAGGTAATGGATACTCCGTATGGTAAGATTGTAAAGAATCTCATTGATGAAGGTGTTAAGTTAGGTGTTTCTTCCAGAGGTATGGGTTCAATTAAAGCCGATAAAGATGGAATAAATATAGTACAAGAAGATTTCATGCTGGCCGCTGTTGATATTGTTGCAGACCCCTCTGCTCCTGATGCTTTTGTAGAAGGTATTATGGAAGGTGTTGAGTGGGTTTGGGAAAATGGCATTTTAAACCAAAGGATGTTGGAAAACTGCAAATGTAGAATTTCAAAAGCACCTAAGCGTGAATTAGAACGAATCAAATTAGAAGAGTTTAAACACTTCCTGCGTGGGATGTAGAAAAACTCTAAAGTATAAATAAAGTCGTAAATAATATATTTTACGAAATATTCAATCTTGCAAGAGGAGTATTAACAATTATGAATCCAATCGAAGCCGCAAAAGCAATTTTAGAAGCCGAACAACTCGGCGAAGGAACTGCATATCCTGATGTTAAGGAAAAGGGCAACAAAAGCCCTAAATCATCTACATCCCCTAAAGCCGCAAATGGTGCAGGAACTAACGCCGCAAATGGTGCAGGTTCGGCCGCTGGCGAAGAAGGTGAAGATGAAGCAGATAAAAACGCAAGTTCAGTTGATATGACATCATCTGATGCAGGTGATGGCGCCGACCAAGGCGACACTGCATCTCTCGCTAAAGGTGTTAAGAAGAAGCAAAAGAAAGATTCTGGTATGACAGAAGATGACGATGCTTCCTTTGAAGACCTTATTGATGAAGATGAAGACGAAGACGAAGAAGTAGAAGAAAATGCTGAAGATAGTAAAGCAAAGATGAAAGAGCATATGACTGCCCTCTTTGCAGACGAAGCAGAACTTTCCGAAGACTTCAAAACTAAGGCTGAAACTATTTTTGAAGCCGCTTTAAATGAACGCCGAGAAGAACTAGAAAAAGAGTACGATGGTAAACTAGAAGAATCTGTTAATATTCTTCGTGAAAGTTTAGCAAATAAAATCGATGACTATCTTTCATATGTTGTGGAAGAATGGTACACCGAAAATAAGGTTGCTCTTGAAACTGGTCTTCGTTCAGAAATTGCAGAGAATTTCATCGAAGGTCTTAAGGGTCTATTCGAAGATAATTATATTGATGTCCCAGAGGATAAATGTAATATCATCGAGGAAGCCGAAGACAAAGTTGAAACTCTTACAAAAGAACTAAACGAACAAATCGAAAAGAATGTTGAACTTCGTAATAAGGTCAACGACTCTGCTTGTCAGATGATTTTCGAGGAAGTCTCAGACACTTTAACTGATACAGAAGTTGATAAACTTCGTTCACTCAGTGAAGGTCTTGAATACGAAACACAAGAACAGTATAAAGATAAGTTAGCAATCCTTAAGGAAAACTACTTTAATAAGTCTGTTTCTGTTACCAATAGTGACCCTATTGAAAATGTAGACGGTAGTGCTGAAGCAAGCCCACTTAGTGGTCCGATGTCACGCTACACTAATGTACTTGATAAAATGAAAGTTAAAAAGTAATTATACTTCTAGAAGGAGAAAATAACAATGGAACAAATTGCTAACGCAAGTTTACTTACAGAAAAGTGGGCGCCGGTTCTAAATCACAACGAGACTGGGGAAATTAAAGACAATTACAGGCGTAATGTCACCGCAGTTCTTCTTGAGAATCAAGAGCAAGCCCTTAGGGAATCATCCGATGCACATACCAATAACTTTGGTGGTGGTAACATCGATACATTCGACCCCGTACTCATCTCGCTAGTACGGCGTGCGATGCCAAACCTTATCGCTTATGATGTTGCTTCAGTTCAGCCAATGAGTGGCCCAACTGGACTCATCTTCTCAATGAGAAGCACATACAAGAACCAAACTGGTAATGAAGCACTCTTCAACGAACCAGATACTGACTGGTCTGGTGAAGTACCTGACCATGCCGACTTTTCGGGTGAAGTTACTGGTTCAGGTGGTGGTGGTGGTCTAACTGGTGATACCAGTGGTACTGATGCAGCCGATAACGACAACTGGGACCCAGACCATGATGGTTCAGTCCACGGTGGTGGTTATGGTACTGATGGTGCAGGTGACCCATTACATGGTAACTACAGTGTTGGTGGTGGTATGACAACAGACCAAGCAGAACACTTAGGTACTGATGCTGGTCCTTCATTCAACGAAATGGCATTCACCATTGACAAGGCAACTGTTACTGCTCGTAGCCGTGCCCTCAAGGCTGAATACACCACGGAACTCGCTCAAGACCTCAAAGCCGTACACGGCCTTGATGCTGAAAGCGAACTCGCTAACATTCTCTCCGCAGAGATTCTTGGTGAAATCAACCGTGAAGTCATTCGTACTATCTACTTAACAGCCATTCGTGGTTGTCGTCACAGTGACATCACCACAAATGGTGCAACTACTAGTGAATATGACATGATGGCAGATGCTGATGGTCGTTGGGCTGTTGAAAGATGGAAGGGTCTTCTTTATCAAATCGAGCGTGAAGCAAACCAAATTGCTCTCGAAACTCGCCGTGGTAAGGGTAACCTCTTAATCTGTAACAGTAATGTTGCTTCCGCACTTGCAATGACAGGTCAACTTGATACTGGTCTTGCTACAAGTGGTGGTTCAACTGTAAACCGTCCTGATGATACTGGTGACTTGTTCATCGGTACACTCAACGGTGGTATGAAGTGTTATGTTGACCCGTTCTCAACTGCAAACTACTGCTGTGTCGGTTACAAGGGTGCAAACCCATACGATGCTGGCATGTATTACTGCCCATATGTACCGTTACAAATGGTCCGTGCAGTAGATGAACAGTCTTTCCAACCAAAAATTGGATTCAAGACTCGTTACGGTCTTGCACAGAACCCATTCAACACATCGGATGGTTCAACGAATGTTGACCTTGGTGCAATTGCTGCCTCAGGTGGTCGTTCGAACTTTACCCGTGAGAATCTCTACTACAGAATCTTCCCAGTGACTAACCTTCATGGTAATGTCGGTGGTTGATTCTAAGTAATTAGATTACTTGAATTGTTTATATCAGAGGGGAGTCTTCGGACTCCCCTCTGTTTATTTACCTACATATTGTAAGGAGATAATACTATGGCAAACTTTGATGTATCTCAAGCCGATAATCAAAATTATCTGAAAGCAACAGCATTTCAGTTTAGGTTACATAAGGCCCCTAAACTAACTTTTAATTGTCAAGCAGGGCCTTTGCCTGGAGTCAGTTTTGATTCTATTCCTATTCTCGCCGGTGGTGGAATGACCGTTCCGTTGCAAATTGCGGCAACAAATCCAATATATGATGATTTAGAACTCAGATTTTTAGTTGATGAGAAATTAGAAAACTGGACTGAAATACACAATTGGATGTTTAGTATGCAAAATGCCAAAGAATATGGTGATGGTGGAAGTGTTGATGGGCCTATAGATGGTATGTCAGATGGTGCTTTATTGATTTTATCAAGTGCATATAATCCAATCGTTCAAATTGATTTTCAAAATCTCTTCCCGAAGGCCTTATCTGGCATTGACTTTGATAGTACATCCACAGACCTAGACCCTGCAACCTGTAGTGTTACATTTGCCTATCAGGCATATAATTATACTGTACTGCCTTGATAATATAAAATTGACTTATGTGAAATCTGTGATATAATAAATCACAGGAGTATATTATGAAACTAGAAGATATCCGTGTAATGGTTGAAACTGACCTGAAATTGAACGAAACTGAATTAGACATAGAATCAATGCGGATTCCTCAAATTCATGGCAAATATCTAAACCTTCTATTCGATGAAAGACTTATGCTTAAAAGGCATGAGGCCGACTATTCTGTTATGAAACGGCTAAAGTGGGAATATTATGGTGGAAAAATGAACCAAGAACAATTAGATGAATTAGGGTGGGAGCAATTCGACCTTAAAATTCTCAGGCAAGATTTGGACAAATATCTGGAATCTGATACTGATTTAGTTGAAATATCAATGAAGGTTGTATACCAAAAAGAAAAAGTTTCATATTTGGATAGTATTGTTAAGGCAATCGCTTCTCTACAGTGGAATATTAGAAATGCCATTGAATGGAAGAAATTCATTCATGGAGTTAATTGAATAATGGAAACTGTGAGTGGTGATATCGGTGAAGGTGCGATTTACAAAACATACCTTTATCATGCATATATTATGGCAAAACAAAGTCCTGACCCATCGACTCAAGTAGGAGCAGTAATTGTACATCCTACATTGGGGCCTTTGTCTCACGGTTACAATAAACCACCCATTGGTGTTGATGTCACGGATAGTATGTTACACTCAAAAGATAAATACCATTACATAGAACATGCAGAAAGAAATGCCATTTTTGATAGCATGACAGCAAAGTATAATATAAAAGGTTCTATCATGTATTCTACATGGGCCGCTTGTCCAGATTGTGCAAGAGCAATCATTGCCAGTGGTATATCAAAAGTTGTAAGTCACAAAGAAATGTATGACAAATATTCAGGTTCTATGAAGGATTTAGTAGATATAGGTATAGCGATGATGGAAAATGCAGGTATTGAATTTATACTTTGGTCTGGTGATGTGTCAGATGGTAAATTAAAAATACGAACAAGTGGAAAGGTTTGGTCGCCCTAATGGCCGCTAACATTATTGTTTCTAAAAAAGATGACATCTACTTAAAGGTAGATTGTGGTGATAGAGGAACAGCACAAGAACTTTGTGATTTCTTTACCTTTGTGGTCCCAGGCTACCAATTCATGCCGTCATATAGAAACAGAATGTGGGACGGAAAGATTCGTCTATACAATGTACATTCACAGGAATTGTACACTGGTCTTCTTGATTATGTGAAGCATTTTGCAAAAGAAAGAAATATCTGGATTGGTATTGACTTCGATGAGAAAAAAGAAACCTATACTAAACAAATGGTGTACAAGTATATGGAGTCTTTAAACATCCATGCGGCGGGTGAAAAGATTACACCGCATCAACATCAAATTGAAGCGATACAGAAGTCACTTAATGAACGAAGAACGCTCCTGCTGTCGCCTACTGCTTCTGGTAAGTCCCTAATCATCTACGGTCTAGTTAGAAAACGATTAGAAGAAGATAATAAAAAAATTCTAATTGTTGTACCAACTAAATCACTAGTTGCACAAATGGAAAGTGATTTTGCTGATTATAGTTCTCAAGATACATGGGATGCAGAAAGCAATTGCCATATGATTCATTCAGGTCGTGCAAAAGATACGGATAAGCGGATAGTAATCACCACTTGGCAAAGTGTATACAAACTACCACCTAAATGGTTTGAGCAATTTAGTTCTGTTTTTGGTGATGAATGTCATTTGTTTAAATCTAAGTCTCTTACTACCCTAATGACCAAATTAAAGGTCTGTCCGTTCCGTGTAGGGACTACAGGTACTCTAGACGGTACTGATACACACAAACTAGTAATTGAAGGTTTGTTCGGTCCTGTCTATAAAGTGACCTCAACAACAGAATTAATAGAAAAAGAACTACTATCTGATTTGAAAATTGACTGTATTCTATTAAAATATCCAGATGAAGAGTGCAAGGCCGCAAAGAATCTTAAATATCAAGAAGAAATCGACTATATTGTTACACATGAAAGAAGAAATGATTTTATATGTAATCTTGCCCTAAATAGTAAAGGGAATACTCTTGTTCTTTTCCAATATGTTCAGAAGCATGGTAAAATCTTATTCGATTTGATTAAGAAGAATGCAGATAAGAACAGAAAAGTATTTTTCATATATGGAGGAACTGATGTTGAACAAAGAGAAGAAATACGAAAACTCACAGAACATGAAAGCGATGCAATCATTGTTGCATCTTATGGGACATTTAGTACGGGTGTTTCCATTCGAAGGTTGCATAACATTATTTTTGCCTCACCATCGAAAAGCAGAATTCGTGTATTGCAGAGTATCGGGAGACAATTAAGAAAGTCTAAATATAAAGAGTGTGCGAAACTATATGATGTTGCAGACGATTTACATTGGAAAGCACATCACAATTACACATTAAATCATTTCATGGAACGGGTGAAAATATATAATTCCGAAAAATTCAATTACAAAAATGTAGTCATTCAGATTTGAGGGTAAACACATGGGTAGCAATTTAAACAATTTTAGAATATTAAAATTAAAGTCTGGTGAAAATATTATTTGCAATGTACGAACAGATTTAACCGATAAGTTTTTAGTAGATTATCCTTTTGATATGGAAACTATGGTTCTTGTTGATAGATTTGGCATTCCTAGACAAGAAAAATTAATTCTTAAAAGGTGGATTAACTATTGTAAGGGACATTCAATCACAGTTCCTAAAGACTATATTGTTGGAATCACTCATCCAACTGAAGCCCTATTAAACCATTATCTTCAAGTTAGAAAAGGCAATAATCATATTGCTAAATTATCACCAGAAGAAGAGAATCGAATGATGGAAGCGGCAGAAGAAGCCAATGAAGCAATGAAAGAAATGCTTAAAGATTATTTTGAAAATGGTGTGCCAGAAGAAATGTTAGAGCAAATTGCTAGTAACATCAATGATGAATACTTCATGGAAATGGAAGATGATGTTGAAGAAGAAGTGGAAGATGATGAATCAGAAGATGATATGGGTTGGGGAACTAAATATACGGACTGGAGTCCAGACCCCAATGATTATATCTGAGCCATTATTCTTAATATAGGCTGCCGTGAAAGAACACTCTATGTAGTGTTGGTGATGTGGGTTTTGAAAATAAAAATCAAAAGAATTTAAAAAAAGATTGACTTGACGGATTTATACTGTATTATACCAGTATGAATTTATTTAATTATCATTATGGAGATAAAATATGGACGAACATGAAGAATCAGTAGATGATTTAGAAGAAAAGCCAAAAGAAGAAAAAGAAGAAAAGCCAGCAAATCATTATGTTGATAACAAAGAATTTTATCAGCATATGATTTCTTGGAAAGAGGAAGTTCTGGCTGCAAGAGAAAAAGAAGAAAAAGACCCACCAGTAACTGATTATATTGGAAAGTGTTTTTTAGATATTGCCACCCATTTATCTTACAGGCCCAATTTCATCAACTATCCTTATAGAGAAGAAATGATTGGAGATGGTATTGAAAATTGCCTAATGTATTGTAGCAATTTCAATCCAGAGAAATCAAAAAATCCTTTCTCATATTTTACACAAATAATCTATTATGCCTTTCTTCGAAGAATTCAAAAAGAGAAGAAGCAAACTTACATTAAATATAAGTTGATTGATTCGGCCGACATTTATGGCGTTGTTAATAAGGAACTGTTGAATAATGATTTAGTAGATGAAAAATCAAACAATCCATTAGCAGACCATTTTTCTCTTAGTAAGGCAGATATTGAAAAATTCACACCTAAAAAAAGAGGAAGAAAGCCAAAGAAGAAACCACCACTAGAGGATTTAGAGGAAAAATCTGAATGAAAATTGCTATTATTAATGACACGCACTTCGGTGCTAGAGGTGACTCTCAATTATTTTTTGACCACTTTATGAAGTTTTTTGATGAGGTATTTTTTCCTTATCTTAAAGAAAACAATATCAACACAGTAATCCATGCAGGCGACTTTATGGATAGGCGAAAGTTTGTTAATTTTAATATTCTTAACCAAGTGCGGACCAGATTCATAGACATCCTTCGGGAAGAAAATATCGAATTGCATTGTATTTTAGGTAATCATGATGTTTACTATCGTAATACCAATGTAATAAATTCAATAAAAGAATTGTTCGGTAGTGATTTGAAATTATATGAAGAACCACAGGTTATTAACTTTGATGGTTTGGATATTGCACTTCTTCCTTGGGTAAATAAAGAAAACTTTGATGAGTCTGTTAATTTCATTAAGACAGCACCGGCCCCAATGCTTATAGGTCACCTAGAACTTGATGGATATCAGGTTATGCGTGGTGTTAATCATCATGGTGGTATGGATGCAAAAATATTTGAACGATATGAACAGGTTTTATCTGGACATTTTCATTGCAGGCAAGAAGAAGGCAACATTTACTATTTGGGAACACAGTACCAAATTACATTTTCAGATATTAATGAGACAAAGGGATTTCATGTATTGGATACAGAAACCCGTGAAATTGAATTCGTTCCAAACCCACACAGAATGTTTGTGGAACTGAGATATGATGATACCGCCGGCCCAATGAAAATAGATGAAGTTGATTTCTCTGAATTTAGGGGATGTTATGTTCGGGTAGTTGTAGATAATAAGGAACACCCATATACATTTGATAGGTTCACAGATAAACTTTATGATGGTGGTGTGGCAAAACTCACTATCATTGAAGAGTTGAGTAACACCGAAACAGAAGATGATGATATGGTTGACTTAGCACAAGACACAGTTACATTAATCAACAACGAGATTGATGTTATGACTGAGGTGAAGGATAAAGATAAAATGAAACGCCTAATCAAAGAATTATACATGGAGAGTTTATCACTATGAGTTATGACGAGAGTATAAAAAATATATTACCATATCCAACATGGGGAACTTCTCCGTGTGATGTTCGTGGAATGAATGGAAGTGTTCCTGGCAAGAAAAAAAGAAAAAAGGAACAGGCCGAATTTGCCATTACTGAAGAAGAAAAGAAAGAATGGACAAATAGTGGATGGAAAGAGAAAATTCCAAAAAAGAAAAAGAAGAAAACCCAACGAAATAAAAAACTTAGTATAAATGACAGGTGGAATAGAAATTTTAGTGGAAGTTTATCAGGTGCAATTGGAACTGCTAAACACATGGCATCATTTTCACCAGAACAGATTCAACTGGTAAAAGAACTAGTTTCTATAGTTGAGAATACACAAAAGAAACCGTAAATGATTATATTTCAGACATTAAGTTGGAAGAATTTTCTCTCAACTGGCAACAATAAAACAATAGTAGACCTCACACGATATGACACCACTCTTGTATCGGGTGAGAATGGTGCAGGTAAATCAACAATGCTTGATGCATTGACATTTGCTTTGTTTGGTAAATCTTTCCGTGGAATTAATATTCCACAACTGCCCAATTCTATTAATGAAAGAGATTGTGAAGTTGAGATTGAATTTATAGTAGGTCAAAAAGAATATAGAGTTGTTCGTGGAATTAAGCCAAAGAAATTTGAAATCTATAAAGATGGTGCATTGCTTCCACAAGATTCAAGGGCAAAAGATTATCAAAGGATTCTTGAGGAACAGATTCTCAAGATGACATATAAATCATTTTGTCAGGTTGTTATTCTTGGTTCGTCAAATTATATTCCCTTTATGAAACTTACAGCGGCCGATAGGCGTTCTGTTGTTGAGAATTTACTAGACATTGATGTATTTTCGGTTATGAATACAATTGTTCGTGGTAGAATTCAAGTGGCAAAAGAATACATTAAAGACCTTGACCATAAGATTGAAATTGCTAAGAGTAAGATTGACGAGAAGCAAAAATTAATCGATACTCTTAATAAAAAGTCTAGTGAATCCGTTGAGAAGTATAAGGCAGAAATTACAGAATCACAAAAACAGATTGACGAAATACAAAAACAGATTGATAATTATCGACACGAAGTTGCCGAACTGTTGAAGCAGGTGACAGATAAAGATAAAGTTCCAAAGAAACTTCTAGAACTAGAATCTATTGAACGCCAGCAGAAGACCAACATCAAGAACATTGATACGAATATTAGGTTTTATGAGGAAAATGATACATGTCCGTCATGTAAACAAGACATCGAGCAACACCATAAAGAGTGTGTGTTTAAAGAGAAGAACGAGGAAAGAGATAAAGCCGAAAGTAGATTAAAGAATGTCATTGAGAATGTAGAGGAAATTGAAAATAGATTAACCATTATTAATGGTATTCTTGACAATATTCAAACAATTGAAAAAGAAATTTCTGGAAATCAAAATCAAATTAGTGCTTCGGTTAAATATATCGACAAGGTGAGGCAAAACATTGAATCTGTTTCTGGTGAAGGAACAGAAATTCAAGAAACGAAAAAAGAATTAAATGAGTTGATGGGAGAAGGAAAGCAATGTGTTGGGAAGAGAAAAGAACTGGTAGAAGACCAACACTATTTTAAAATTGCATCGCTCTTATTAAAAGATAGTGGGATTAAATCGAAAATCATTAAGAGATATTTGCCAATTATGAATAAATTGATTAACAAGTATCTTGCGGATATGGATTTCTTTTGCCAATTTAATTTGGATGAGAATTTCAATGAGACAATCAAGAGCAGGCACCGTGATGAGTTTACATACCATAGTTTCAGTGAAGGGGAACGCTTGCGTATTGACTTATCATTGCTTCTTGCATGGCGGGAGATTGCACGACTCAAGAATAGTGTGAATTGCAATTTGCTAATTTTAGATGAAGTGTTTGATTCAAGTTTGGATGCGGTCGGAACAGAGGAGTTTTTGAAACTCCTAACAGAGTTCGGCTCCCGTGCCAACATATTTGTAATCAGTCATAAGTCTGATACGATGACAGACAAATTCAGCAATCATATTGTGTTTAAGAAAGTTAATAATTTTAGTAAGTTGGCAGGAGGATAAATGTCGTTAAAGAACAAATATGTAAAGGGTGATGCTTTTGATTATTTACCCCTACTTCGTGATGAATGTGTAGATTTGGTTTTCACTTCTTGCCCAGACTTATCACAAACAGATTTTGATACAAGCACTAATGGAATTACATCATATAAAGATTTTCAAGAACGAGCAACGAAAGAATTTGCACGAATTGTAAAGAAGGATGGTTTCGTTGTAATTTGTCAGACGGACAGACGGGTGAACGGTTCTATTCTTTCTAATCATATGTGGTATGCAAAATGCCTTGAAGAGCAGGGCATGAAATTAAAAGACTATAAAATTGTTGTTCGAAATGAAGTGGGAAAGAAAGACATGTACTACTTCACATTTCAACATATGTTAGTCTATACATACAAAGGAACAATTACCAGAAAGGGAGATTGGTTACGAGACATTTATGTTGATAAGCAGAGTAAAATTTTAAACCAATCTGTTTGGTCGCACGATTTTTGTGATTATATAATTTCAAATTTAACTGAAATTGGTGATTTTGTAGTTGACCCGTTTGCGGGAGTAGGTCCGGTCCTATATTCCGCAGAACGCCTTGGTAGACATTATTGGGGTGCAGAATTAGAGGAAAAGTTTTACAATGACGAATTCAAACAATTTCGAACCACTCTTCCCGTTTAGTAGCACAACCACTACAACCACGGAGGCACCAATGGAATATCAAATTATTAATGAAAATACTCCAATAGAAGAATACGATGGTATCCTTTACAAGAGAGATGATTTATTTCAACCTTTCGGTATGCATGGAACGAATGGTGGTAAAGTTAGACAAGCCATTTCTCTTATTAAAACTAATTTAGAAAATATCAAAGAAAATTTTGGTGGTACTATTGTAACTCACACTCAAGTACATTCTACCACTGGTACAATATTAGCCCAAGTGTGTAAGTTTTATGGGCTGAAGTGTATTATTTGTGTTGGTGGGTCTTCATCAAAAACACTTTACAATCATCACATGATGGTTTTGGCCCGACATTGGGGTGCGGATATTAGAAATGTGTGTGGAACAGGAATGCACGGTCCTGTCCTTTCTAGAATGCGAGATTTAGCAGAAAAGGAAAATGCGTTCAACGCTGTTTTTAGTGACAATGTTGATAAATTTCCCAAATGCATTTTAGACACAACCACAGAACAGGTTATGAATATTCCTGATTATCTGGAAAATTTAGTCATTCCTGTGGGAAGCGGCATTCAAATGGCCGCTATTCTTAGGGGATTGGTTAAATATGAAAAATCAGTCAAGAACATTTATGGAGTTTGCATTGGTCCAGATAGAAGTAAGAAGATAGATTATTATGTCAACCCACTAGAATATCCAATTTACGATTATCAAATGATTCCATTGAAGACCCAATATGGTAAAGGTGAACGGGAGTTTTTTGGTGGTGGACTAATGGATGAACTTTATGAGGCAAAAGCACATAAATGGATGATGGAAAATATTAATACTTCTGAGAAGACTCTTTTTTGGATTGTTGGTAGACGATTAACTAAAGAAGAAGTTTATGAGAATTATGACTTGACTTTACCCTGAGATAGAGTATAATTATGGAAATGAAAACTGTGAAAAAACCTTTCTTTGAACGAAATGATTCATTTTTGAATCATGATATAAATTACTACTTTGATGACTTGGTGGCGATGACGCCCGATGAGTTTCGTGATTGGGTCATTGAGATGAGAAAGACTGTCGTTAAGATTTGGGACGAAGAAGGCAATCCTCCAAGAACAGGCAAGAACGAAAACGATATTATTGATGAGTGGAATAAAATGGAAGGGTTTCCAGTACAGAAAACCTTTACATTCACCGATGAATTATCTGATATTGATGATGATGTTTTAATCAACCGTGTTCGATTAGGAGCAGAAGTTGACCAGTGGTTTTCGACCATGATGAAGACACGAATTAACTATAGCGATAAAGATAATGGCCATTCCATTTATGATTTGTTTGCTGATGATAAGTTTCTTGAAAGAATGTATAAAGGTTCGATGCGACACTTTCGTAGGGACTCTATGTACAATCATGCCAAGTCTGCAATTAGGAAAGACCCCAAGTTTTCAGTTGTTTCGGTCGAAACAGGAGAAGAATGGATTGAAGCATTTTATGGTTCGCCCACCATTTTTAAAGGCAAGGGTTTCATTCTTGAAGAAGTGAAGATGAGAGAGGGAGTCAACAGTGGTTACCACCAGTTGAATCAATCTGATATTCTTCATCTAACGAAACAGCAAGTCCTTGACTATAAAGAAAAAGGATGGCTCAAGTACAAGAATTATAGCACATTCGATGTTGAAAATATGCCGAACAATACGGTGTACAATATTCGGGTTTACAAAACAGGAG